CAACCAGTACGATAAGGAAGATGACGGGGATGATTGCTGCGGTCATTAAAAGTCGCTCCAGTTCATTGCCATGCCAACGTTGCATTCTGCGTTACGCTTAGCCGATTCGAAGTCTACGAAAGGACCTGCGGAGGTGAAGTTATCGAGCAGACGACCTTCGGGGGTAAGGACCGTGTAACCTTTAAACGTCTTGTGGATCATAACCGGCTTGATGGAGTTTGTAGCTTCGTTATGTTCGTTGAAGAGCATCATCTTGTAGTTCCTTCTTTTGATATACTAGATATAAGGCCTTTCGAATCAAATGTAAACCCCCTTTGTTGATTTTTTCCAAACTTTTTTCATATAAATACAGTTAACCAACAGAGGATTAGTCATGGCTACTACAACTACAACTCTCCAAAACCCAAACTATCTTCAGCCTACTGGCTTTAAGATTATCATCAACAGAAAAAGATTTGGTAACTTAGAGTTTTTTGCGAATGGGGTTTCTCATCCTTCCGTTAGTCTATCACCTGCTATGACTGCTTTCAGAAGATCTGACACCTATCAACCAGGGGATAAACTGGTCTTCGGTGAACTTAGTATTAATGCAATCATGGATGAATCTATGTACGTATATAATGAGATATATGATTGGATGAGCGGGTTGGTTCAAGAGAACCAAAAACCTCAGCATCTTAGAGCTGGTCTAGAAGATACATCGATGTATGATATCTCGGTTATAATATTGAACAGTTCGAATATAAAGGTTAGAACAATCCAGTATAAGAACGCCTTTCCTACCGATATAGGTACTATAGAGTTCGCATCATCCACTACATCAGTGGAGTCTATTTCTTTCCCAATCACTTTCAGATACGACTCTTTCGAGTTTTCTTGATTTACATTTCCCTTTAAAAATTATATAATGCTTTGAATTAACTGGAGAATAGTATGAACTACCTTGAAAAAATTCTTGAGATGTGGGAAAAAGATTCTAAGATCGTAGGATCGTTGGACGAAGCATCCCGCCAAAGTCCTATGTTGCACGCAAAGTACTTACCTTTGCTATCACAAGCTAAACTTGCATTGAAACGATTCGAAGCAGAACAAAAAGTTCTGTTAAAGGACAAGTGGCTTTATTATAACGGGAAAATGACAAAAGAACAGATCGAATCCCGGGGATGGGTGTTCGATCCGTTCGAAGGTCTACGTGTTCTGAAAGGTGAAATGGACTATTACTATGATGCCGATACTGATATTCGTAAATCACAAGAGCGAATCGACGAATGGAAGGTCATTGTAGAGACCTTAGTAGAAATTATAGATAATATTAAATGGCGTCATCAGACAATCGGTAATATAATTAAGTGGAAGATGTTTGAAGCCGGAGCTTAAATAACATCTGTATTAAGTACCGATAATTCTCTTTCCATGGCTGGGAAAACTACGTTAATCATTTTTCTATAATTAACATAGGCACTTTCAGAAGAAAATACAAGGGTTCTCGTTAAAGTTTGTGTATTTTGATCCCAATTAAAATCTATATTTGTTATTGTATTAAGTAAAGATTCTCTATTAGCTACCCAAAATGGATCTTCGTAGTTATCCATTATTTCTATATTTTCTTCTATAGAAATCCCATCATATACTAGGAAGTCTTTTGCTTCTTCTATAGAATTTAGAGTTACGTCAAGATTAGTAGATCTTAATTCTTCTGTAACAGTAAATGACATTTGGCAATCCTTTTTCTTTTTATTTATGGTTATAAATATTTACATGGACACATTAAAAGTAAAAAATAAAAATTATTCGGTTATGCACATTGGATGTGACTTTGGGATCGCAAATGAACTTAGCGAATTCTTTTCATTCTTCGTGCCCGGCTACAAGTTTATGCCTCTGTATAAGAATCGTGTCTGGGACGGTAAGATTCGTCTCTTTAATATCAACACGATGGAACTTCCTGTAGGTCTATTTCCATTCTTAAAAGAATTTGCTAAGCCTAGAAACTATAAGATTGAAGTAGAGCATAATAACTTCTATGGGAGACCAGATGCATATAATGATATTAATCCCGAAGAGATAAAAGAATTTGTCGATGGATTAGAATTACAATCAAAGGGTAAGCCAATTGATATCAGAGACTATCAGTTCGATGCAGTATGCGAGGGCCTTCATAGAAAAAGAGCAGTACTTATCTCACCTACGGGATCTGGAAAATCACTTATTATCTATACCTTGGTCCAAAGATACCTTTGTAGTCTACGGCAGAAAGGCAGGAAAGTCCTTATTATTGTACCAACAACCTCGTTGGTCGAACAGATGTACAACGACTTTGCCGATTACGGTATGCCGGTCGAAGACTGTGCCCACAGGATTTATTCTGGACGAGATAAAGACACTGACAAAGATATTGTCATTTCAACTTGGCAGTCGATCTATAAGTTACCGCCGAAATGGTTTGAACAATTTGGTGCTGTCGTTGGTGATGAATGCCACGGGTTCAAATCTAAGTCTCTGACCACTATTATGGATAAGTGTAAAGAGGCTGAATACCGTTGGGGTACAACCGGTACACTCGATGGTTCGCAGACTCACGAGCTCGTACTTCAAGGACTTTTTGGAAAGATATATAATGTAACCACGACAAAAAAGCTCCAGGATGAAGACACATTATCAAAGTTAAATATCACTATACTATTACTAAAACATCCTGAAGAAGTTCGTAAAAACTGGGGAAAACAAGATTACCAATCCGAACTGGACTACATTGTTCGAAATGATTCTCGTAATAAGCTTATTAGCAATCTTGCTTTGGACTTGAATGGAAATACCTTAGTACTATTCAACTTCGTCGATAAGCACGGTAAGCCGTTGTACGACCTAATCAAGGATAAGGCTCATGAGAATCGGAAAGTGTTTTTCGTATCAGGCGATACGGACACGAGTGATCGTGAAGCTATCCGTAAGATCGTAGAGACCCAGAAAAATGCGATTATCGTGGCGTCACTTGGTACTTTCTCTACTGGTATTAACATCCGCAATCTCCACAACATTATCTTTGCCTCCCCGAGTAAATCCCAGATTAGGGTGTTACAATCAATCGGAAGAGGATTAAGAAAATCTGATGATGGATCAATCGCCAGGCTTTTTGATATTGCTGATGATCTACATTGGAAAGGTCGGAAGAACTACACCTTAGAACACTCACTGGAAAGAGTGAAAATGTATATAAAGCAAGAGTTCGAATATAAAATTTATGAAGTGGATCTAAAATGAATAAAGAATATAAACAGATGCGCCTTCAAGGCGGAGAAGAGTTAATATGTGAAGTAATCGATTGGCCTGATTTCCAATCAGAAGATTCACCCGAATCTGTTATTATTCGAAATGCTTTTCTAATTATTTCGGCCGAGGATTGGCAGAGTAGTACTCGTTATTATACTTTCAGACCTTTTATGTTATATCAGGAGAGAACTGATCAGTTGATTAGTTTAAATTTTTATCATATTACATCTATAGCTAATCCTCATGATTTTATTGTAGCCCAATATATTAACCACTTAGAAAATATGAGAAAAATACCTAAATCTTCTCTCGATGAGGTTTTAAAGGAAATGTCTGACTCGGATAAAGATAAGATCGTCTCTCTCCGACCGAGGATGCACTAGTATTCTATCCTCCTCAGAAGCACTCTTCTATTATACCGATATTTTTACATTTGTAAATCCCCTAAATTAAAAATATTTTGTTTACAAACCCTTGATTCTGATTTATAATCAGTAAGATATGCTAGGAGTATATAATGAAACCAAAAGATAAACCACACTATGTAAATAATAGAGACTTTAGCCAAGCCCTTGTTGAATATATTAAGTCAGTAAAAGAAGCTGAAGAAGCTGGCAAAGAAATACCAAAGGTTACCAACTACATCGCCATATCCTTCCTAAAGATCGCTGAAGGATTATCCCATAAGGTGAACTTCATTCGATACACTTACCGTGATGAAATGGTGATGGATGCTGTCGAGAACTGCTTAAAAGCTATCCACAACTATGATATTGAAGCAGCAACACGTTCTGGATTACCGAACGGATTTGCTTACTTTACTCAGATCTGCTGGTATGCTTTCCTTCGTAGGATCGCAAAGGAAAAAAAGCAGCAGGATATTAAGATTAAATTTATCTCTCAAAGCCCATTTGACGAGTTCGCGCTCGCGAACGCGGACGAAGAATCGATTGCAGCTGCACATGCTTTTGTCGACCAATTGAAAGGTAAGATCGATCAATTGAAAGAAAAAGATACTTATTTTGATTCAATTGTAAAAGAAGAGAAGAAAAAAGAACGTAAAAAACGGGAGACGGTTTCTTCTAGTGATTCTGACCTTGGAGAGATTTTCGGATGAAGACAGTACTTTTAACTGGTGCAGAAGGTATGATCGGATCCAATCTAAGAACATATCTTATTGATAAAGGATATGCAGTCACTTCTTTCGAAGGCGATGCTTGTAAACAATCTGATTGGAACAAGTATGATGTTCATGATTATCTGATTCATCTTGCTGCATTTGCAGGGGTTAGAAAATCAATTGAAGATCCAGAAAAATATTATGACAACAACGTAGGCGGAATGGAATGCGCCGTTAACTTTGTGAATGGAACTAAGTGTAAGTTTCTATATGCCTCTTCTTCAAATGCAAAAGAATGGTGGAATAACCCATACGCAACTACCAAGAAGATGAACGAATTACAAGCCCAAGCTTTGAATCGATCTGTAGGAATGAGATTCCATACCGTCTGGCCGGGTCGAGAAGATATGCTTTACCGAATGCTTGAACAAGGTCGAGTGAAGTATATTAACGCCGAACATTATAGAGACTTCATCCACGTAAATGATCTATGCTCTGCGATATTTACAATCATGAAAAATTATAGTAAGATTGATCCTGTGGTGGACCTCGGTACCGGGTGGGCAATTCCTGTTCTATCTCTTGCTCAGAAGTTTGGGTTTGAAGGTGAGATTCGTTATGATCCTACTCCGAACGAACGGAAAGTAACAGTTGCTGATGTTAAGTACTTAGAAAAACTTGGGTGGAAACCTTATAGGAATATTTTAGAATGAAGGTAGCAATCTTAAATGATACTCACGTTGGCGTTCGCAATTCTTCTGATGTTTTTGCAGATAATGCTGATCTTTTTTATAGCGATATCTTTTTCCCGTATCTACGCGATAACGGAATCAAACGTATCATCCATCTTGGTGATGTGTTTGATAATCGTAAATTCATTAATTTTAAGTCACTTCATCGTTACAGGAAGTCTTTTCTTGCAAAATTGCGGGAGTACGGAATGCACATGGACGTCATTCCTGGAAACCACGATACCTTTTATAAAAACACCAACGAGCTCAACTCCCTAAAGGAACTTCTTGGACACTATATGGGGGAAGTGACTATCCATATGGAACCAAACGTCTTGGACCTGGATGGATTTAAGTTGGCTTTACTCCCGTGGATCTGTCAAGAAAACTATGATCGTTCTATGGAATTTATCAACACTTGCAAAGCGGACTGGCTCGGCGGGCACTTGGAACTGATTGGATTCGACGTTCTTCGTGGTGTTGCATCTCACGCTGGTTTAAATCATAGCATTTTCTCTCGATTCGAGAAAGTACTATCAGGGCACTTCCACGTTGGTTCTCAGAGAGATAATATCCACTACCTTGGAACACAGTTTGAATTCTTCTGGTCAGATGCTGGTGACGAGAAAGGCTTCCATGTTCTCGACACAGAGACGAGAGAACTAACTAAGATCGTAAATCCGCATACGCTTTTCGAACGTATCGTATATGACGACTCAAAGGTAGATTACTCGATCTATGACACCTCTAAGCTAGATCAAAAATTTGTAAAGATTGTAGTGGTAAACAAATCTGACCTATTTACATTTGATCGATTTATTGATAGAATACAATCACAGAAGATACATGACTTGAAGATTGCCGAGAACTTTAACGAGTTCATGGGCGAGAATGTAGAAGACGAAGCTGTATCTGTCGAAGATACAACTGAACTACTGGATAGTTATGTTGATGCTGTTGATACGGATCTAGATAAAGATCGATTGAAATTAAATATGCGCGGGCTTTTGGCTGAGGCGCAAGCATTGGAGATTGCATGATTTTCTTCCGAAAACTTCGCTGGCGTAACTTTATGTCAACGGGCGATAACTTTACCGAGATTGACCTAACAGCATATAAATCGACACTGATCGTTGGACATAATGGCGCTGGCAAATCAACTATGCTTGACGCCATGTCTTTTGCATTGTTTGGTAAGCCACATAGAAACATTAATAAGCCACAGCTGGTCAATTCTATTAACAATAAGAACTGTCTAGTAGAGATTGAATTCACGGTTGGCAAATCTGAATTCAAGATCGTACGTGGTCTTAAGCCACAGATCTTTGAGATTTGGAAGAATGGTTCTATGATTAATCAGGATTCGAAAGCACTGGAATACCAGAGAGTACTTGAACAAAACATCTTGAAGTTAACCCATAAGTCTTTCCATCAGATCGTTGTTCTCGGTAGTTCATCATTTATCCCGTTCATGCAGCTCAGTGCGCAGCATCGGAGAGAGGTGATCGAAGATCTACTAGATATTAACGTCTTTTCTAAGATGAATACTCTAATTAAAGAAAAGAATTCTATCCTAAAAGAAAGGTTAAAAGATCTTGGCTATCAGCTCGACCTGAAAAAGAACCAGATTGATTCTCAGAAGAAATATATCCGTGATATTACGGCTATGAATCAGGAAGAGATTAACTCTAAGAAAACGCAGATTGAAACTGCACAAGGAGAGATTTCCGACCTTTTTGCTGAGAATACACAACTATCTTCTTATATTGAAAAAGAAAACGAGAAAGTAAGTGAAGCACTGAATAGTGCCCACGATCGTAAACAAACTCTATTGCAGTTTAGAGCAACGTTCACAACCCAGGTTAAGAATGTTGTAAGTGATGCTAAATTCTACGAAGAGAACTTACATTGTCCTACGTGTACCCAAAGTATTGCAGAGGAAGTTCGAAACACCAAACTGAATGCGGCAAAGTCAAAGGCAAGAGAACTACAAAGTGCTATTCGTAAAGCAGACGAAGAAGGTGCAATCGTAGCCGACACAATCGATAAGTTTACTACCGCTGCAGAAATCATCCGTGAGAAGCAGACTTCTATTCATACAAATAGTCAGACGATTAAAAGACTGCAAGGAACTATTCAGTCTTTGAATGATGATATCGTGCGGCTAGGATCGCGCACGGGCGACCTCGCGCGAGCGAACGCGGAACTATCTGATATGGTTGCTGACAAAGATCGCTTCATGGAAGATCGTTTAAAGCTGAATGAAGAACTCTCGTACAATTCTGTTATGGCAGAGATGCTGAAAGATACAGGCATTAAGACGAAAGTAATTAAGCAGTATATTCCTATTATCAATAACCTGGTGAATAAATATCTGCAGATCCTAGATTTCTTTGTGCACTTTAATCTGGACGAGAGTTTCCAAGAGACTATTAAGTCCAGACATCGTGATGCTTTTACCTATGATAGTTTTTCTGAAGGTGAAAAGCAGCGCATCGACTTAGCACTGTTGTTTACTTGGCGTATGATTGCTAAGATGAAGAACTCGGTTGCTACTAACCTGTTGGTATTGGACGAGACATTCGACTCCTCCTTGGATCATGACGGGGTAGAGAATCTTATGAAGATCTTGTATTCACTTGACGATGATACGAACGTATTTGTCATTAGCCATAAGGGTGAAATCCTTGATGGCAAATTTAAGAATAAGATTGAGTTCTTTAAGGATAAAAACTTCTCGAAAATGAAGGATTGGGGTGTACAAGCAGCCTGATCTATTGTACAATGCTTTATATTATGAAAAGGATACACTATGAAACTTACTGAATACACCACCCAAGTACTCAAGAATTTTTCTGGCATTAATAGTAACATCGTATTCCATCCGGGTAATCAGGTTTCTACGATCTCTGAAGCTCGTAATATCCTGACAACTGCTGTAGTGGATGTGGAATTTCCATCCGAGTTTGGAATCTACGACCTCAACGAATTCCTAGGCGTTCTATCTCTTGTCGATGAACCGCAGGTTAAGTTCGAGGAAAAGTTTGCTGTTATCTCTGACTCTGTTGGTCGGTCGAAGATTAAATACTTCTTTACCGAGACAGAGATGCTTACCTCTCCGAATAGCACTATGCTTACCAAAGCCTCGGCTATGAACGACTTCGAGGTAACATTTACTCTTGACCAAGATACTTTGAATAAGATCAAGCGCGCCACGTCCGCTCTTGGTCATACATCTGTGGCTATTACGCCATCGAATGGTGCAATCGCACTGACCGTATTCGATCCTGAAAATGCTACCTCGAATACATTTACGATTGAATTGGCAGGTAAATACGAAAGCGAAAGCTTTAACTTTATCCTGAACATTCAGAACCTTAAGATCTTGCCTGGCGATTATAATGTCAGTCTATCTTCTAAACTTATGTCCAAGTTTTCTCATACTGAAAAGAAAGTGAACTACTGGATTGCTCTTGAAAAAACCTCAACTTATGGAGAATGATTATGGCAAAAGCGCCTACTCAAAATGACCAAATGATTAATCTTGCTAACCGTATTGGTCGTAGTACCATTGCCGTTATTGATACTATTGTACAGCGTGGTGGATTCCGTGGGGAAGAACTTACCACTATCGGTCAGCTTCGTGACCAGTGCGTACAGATTGTTGCGATGTGTGAAGCACACCAAAACCAGGAATAAAGGTTTACTTTTTACTCCTAATACCATATAATGAATATTCAATTGAAATTGGAGTACACATGTCGAAAGACTTTCTCTGGGTCGAAAAGTATCGGCCTAAATCCCTGAATGAAACGCTCTTGCCATCTGCTGTGAAGAAATCTTTGCAGCAGATGCTTAACACCGGTGAATTACAAAATATGCTTTTCACCGGTACTGCTGGCATCGGTAAGACAACTGCTGCCCGTGCTCTATGTGAAGAGCTTGGTCTAGACTATATTGTTATTAACGGATCCGAAGAAGGTAACATCGAAACCCTTCGTGGTAAGATCCGTCAGTTTGCATCTACTGTCTCTCTGAGTGGTGGATATAAGGTTATCATCCTAGATGAAGCTGACTATCTGAACCCACAGTCTACCCAACCAGCTCTTCGCGGTTTCATTGAACAATTCTCAGATAATTGCCGGTTTATTCTAACCTGTAACTTTAAGAATCGTATCATTGAACCACTGCATTCCCGTTGTGCTGTGTATGACTTTAACGTTCCGAAGGATGAATTGCCGAAGATTGCAGAGCTGTTCCTGTCTCGCCTCAAGTTTATTCTCCAGAAGGAGAATGTGAAAGGTGATCCGAAACAGTTGGTGGATGTAATCATGCGTTACGTCCCCGACTGGCGTCGTGTGATTAATGAAACCCAACGCAACTGTATTGATGGTGAGTTTAATCTCCTTACCTCTGCAACAGCATCAAATGACCAGTTCAATAAACTGTTTGACGCTTTGAAGGGTAAAGACTTTAAGACTATGCGTAGTTGGGTGGTTAACCATATGGATCTAGATACATCTGCGATCATCCGTGGCCTGTATGATCGTATGGCAGATAAAGTCCAGCCGGTATCTATCCCACAACTGGTTTTAATCCTGGCTGACTATCAATATAAAGCTGCCTTTGTAGCAGATCACGAACTGAACCTTGTAGCTTGTATGACTGAGATTATGACAGAGGTACAAATCAAATGAGACTCTTTCTGGCCGCATTGCTATTTTTCATTCTGGTTTATGATGATGCAAAAGTGTTTAAACATCTGCATCAGCAAGTGGTGGAGGTTCTTATAAAACAATGAAAGGATTCCAAGGTTTGGATATTTGTACGATATATGACTTCGAGACTCTGTCACAGAACCCCGTCGATGGTGTAGTGATTTCTTTTGCAATGTTAAACTATGACCCAATGCGGTTCGAGAAAGATCCGTACACCTATCAGGAATTGGTCGACAAGTGCAATTATATTAAGTTTGATGTTGCGGATCAAGTTAAGTCCTATGGTCGTAAGATCGAAAAAGACACTGTACGCTGGTGGTCAGAACAGAACAAAGAAGCACAGAAAAAGATAGCTCCTCGGCCAGATGATAAATCGATTGCCGAACTTTATAACTTCTTTGTAGTAAACAAGTGTACGAATCTTAAGAAGGTATATACTAGACGCAATACGTTTGATCCTGTGTTTATGACTTCTCTTATGAAATGTACTGGTAACCCAGAACCATATGACTGGTGGTTGGTACGGGATACGATTAGTTATATCGAAGGCATTTCGTACGGAGCCGATATTGACCCAGGGTTTATTCCCAATGGTCTTGCCGAACATTTCGTAAAGCATGATCCTTGCCATGATGTAAGTATGGACGTAATGCGTATGCAATCGTTAGTACAGGCCATTACTGCATTCTAGGAGGGAATTATGATTAAACTTTATAGCAAGGATAAATGCTTTTACTGTCGTAACCTAAAAAAGAAACTCGACGAATGGGGTTTCGAGTATACGATGATTGATGTAGAGCATGATTCGATTGCAATGAGCTTTATGGAATCGAAAGGTCATAGAACCGTTCCTCAACTTTATTATAATGAAGTAGATATCCAGCGTGGTAATTCTACGGAGTTAACAAAGACTATTATCTCTGATAGAATCGAACGTGTTCAATGGCCAACGATTGACAGCGGGATTGAATGATCTGGGAGCCTTACAGACACCCAGATCCGAATATAGGAAGAGTTGCTTCTGTATATTTAAATGATGATAAGACTTTAATAAAACGTTATTTTATAAAAAATGGTATTACAGTTAATGGTAAAGTATCTGAGCAATCTATAGATTATATTGAAAAAAAATGGTTGGCAGAGACTAATTCCCTTTTAAGATTTAAAGACAAAGATTGGGTTCCTAAATTAGTAGATATTAATTATCAAGAGAAATACATTATACAAGAATATTACGGTCCTGATTTATTAATTCGCGGGCATAATGATATTCCTGATATTGAAGATCAGATTGTAGAAATCTATCACTATTTTAAAGAGATTAATATCTATAAACTAAATGGTGCACTATCTAATATGACTAAGAAGAACGGAAAGGTTATAATGTTTGACTTTAAATATATGAGAGAAAGAACAGAGGAATTAAAACCTTACGCTCTTCTTGAGATTCGTGAATGGTTATCTAAAATTACCCCTAATATATCTAAGAGATTAGAGGAGTTAGTATGACGGTATACAGTTTTTGCCCTACCCAAATACAGAAAGAGCTTCAAAATATTTCTATTAAAAATAAATGTCATATAGAAGATTTAAATCTTTATCATAAATCCTGGGTAAAATGGATTCATAGGTTTTCTGGCGCCGAATATAAAAAACAATGGGCTATCACAAACGGAATCCATGACGCAATATCCCACCAGATAGCTCATATACATAAAAAATATGATCAGATTTGCTGGTTCAATACTGATTATAGATTTTACAAAGTTCTAGTAAAGTCGTATAATAATCGAGGGATCGATACCTATGATCAGATCCCACCTAATAGCTACGTACTGGTAAGTCAGCCGAATCATGAAGGCGGAATTACACCTTGGTTTAAGGATATGATTACTCATTGTGAAAATAATGGCTCTAAGATTTTTTTAGACTGTGCCTTCTATGGTACTACTCTTGATAGGTTGGAGACCGGCTTAGAGGTATTTGATGCAGTAGCATTTAGTCTAAGTAAAAACTTTTTATTAGGTGGAATGAGAGCCGGAATTATTTTCTCTGATAATTTACCTATGAGTTTAACCGTACCGATTGACAAATATTTCGGTTATAGTTATTTTAACTCGAATGCTTGTTTAGTAGCCAATCAAATATTGCCTAAGTTTGATGCGACTTATATAACCAGAAAAGCCAAGCCTATACAGGAAAAATATTGTATAGATAATAATCTCACCCCAGCCGATATATGGATGTGGGCATTCGATGGCGATAATAAGATCTGCATCACAGATCAAATACGTGACCTAATACAACAGGAACTTGATAATGAATCCCTTTGAATATGTAAATGCTATTAATGATACTAAGAAAGACCTAATGGTCGACGAAGTTACTGAGAAAGCATACATCCCCTTTACGATTAACAGGTCACTCAGTTACTTTAGTGACACCGTATTAGCGGCAAACGAGATGAACCGCAACCACCACCTGGACAAAAAACTACAATTCTCTTTTCTTATAAATATTGTTAGGAAGCGTAAACGCTTCTCGAAATGGGATAAACCTGAATTGGTAAATGATGTTGAAGTGGTGAAAGAATACTATGGCTATAGCAATGAAAAAGCCCGCCAAGTTCTACCACTGTTGACATCCGACCAAATATTGAATTTGAGAGAGAAGGTAACAAAAGGTGGTAGAAGAAAATAATAATGTCCATTGGACACCACAGGATATGCTAGAAATCATTCTGGACGAACCAGACGATTTCCTAAAAGTTCGTGAAACGCTTACACGTATCGGCGTGGCATCACGCAAAGATAAAAAACTATTCCAATCCTGTCATATTCTTCATAAGCAGGGTAGATATTTTATCGTCCATTTTAAGGAGTTATTCCTCCTTGACGGTAAGAAATCGAATCTAGAGATGAATGATATTCAGCGTAGAAATACAATTACTACCCTTTTAAGCGATTGGGGATTAATAAAACTTGCTGGTGCAGGTAACTTAGATTGTGCACCGCTTAGACAAATTAAGATTATACCATTTAAAGAAAAAGATGAATGGGAGCTTTGCCCGAAGTATAATATCGGTAATAAATGATGTTTGATGAAAGTTTTAAAGAGGCAATTCGTAGCCGGAAATATCATAGACCGAATAATTACGAATTGCCTCCGGAATCAGTTTTCGGTTGGAAAGAAGCAATGATGTTGCTAGATACTCATCCAGATTCTCAAAGAGTATTGAACGGATCTAAATTGTCATTTACCTTAACTGCGATAGAACGAAGAAATTCCGCACCCGCATTTGTAAAAGATATTATAAAAGAATTAAAATCTACATTTCCTAGTAATACAATTACCTCACACTTCTTTGGTGGGTTTACTAATAAGTCAAAAAGTTTTCGGATCCATCGAGATACAATGGACGTCCTTTATTTACAAGTACTAGGTAATGTAGAGTGGTCTATGTGGGCGGCAAATGATATTGAATCTTATAAAGATGATGCTAAAAAAAGTCTAAATAAAGAAGAAGCTAATTTATTATATACATCTTTTTTTAAGCCAGGTAGTATGATATGGGTTCCAAGAGGACAATATCATCTAGTAGAACCTTATGGAACTAGATTAGGTATTTCATTTGGGATCGAAGGTAGTATAGACGCATCATTATCTCGTCATGTGCGTATATCTAAAAACGTATAACAGGTATTCACTATGGTAATAAGTAGATGGGTATAAATACAGCTGTCGATGCGGAAGTAACCGGTCGCATTAAACATCTTGCTTGTAAAAAGGAGAACACAATGACAGGCGTACAACAACTATTTCCCCGTGGCTCATTTATTGGCTTCGACCATCTTTTGAATGAGCTTGATCATGTCGCTAAGCATGCGAACGATCATTATCCCCCACATAACATTATCAAAACCGGCGAGACAGATTATTTAATCGAACTTGCTGTAGCGGGATTCTCTAGGGATGAGCTTTCAATTGAGGTCAAAGACCGTACATTGACAGTTACGGGCGATCACGTAAGCAGAGGTAGAGAGTTTATTCATCGTGGTATTTCTACGAAGAAATTTAAACGCACCTTTAGGCTGTCTGAACACGTACAAGTACACGGAGCGGATCTTAAGGATGGCATTCTGTCAGTTGAACTGAAGTATGTAATCCCAGAAGAATTGCGTCCTCGTAAAATCGAAATCGGTCATAGCGAGGAAACACATGACACATTACATTCTAACAATCGCACATTACTTACAGAGTCCGGTCAACGAATTACTGACCCTCATCTCTGAAATATATTCAACCGCACGCAGCAACTACGCTAAACATAAGGCATACAAAAGCACCATAAAAGAACTTGGTAGACTTACTGACTATCAACTTCTAGATATGGGTCTTAGCCGATACGATATACATGAATTAGCACGTCAGACTGCATACGGCAATACGAAATAACACACAGCGGGGAGTATGGTGCTCCCCGCAACACAACACAGGAGAACTACTATGAATAAGAACCCATTCGAAATCCGTGCCGAAATCCTTCAACTTGCCAAGGATTATATGGATCAGAGCTATAAGATGAACCTTGCTTTCATGCAAAAGGCTATGGACGAAGGTAGAAAGACCTTCGAGGACTATCAAGCGGCTGCAAAAATGTATTCAACTGAGGACCTTATGAAGAAGGCTCAGGAAATGTATTCTTTCGTTTCAAAAAAGGATTAAGTATATGCTAGATCCTGATCACACATATCTTCGACTCCTTGCAGAGAAGAAGAAAGGCGGCAAGTAATGTGGCCATATACCGACGAAGAATTAGATTTTATAAACGGTAAAAAGAAGTAAAATCGTAAATTAAAACCAATAAATACCTCTGTGCACAGCATGGAGGTATTTTTCTATGGATAAAGAAGAAACAAATCACCTCGGTCTAACAGAGTTTGATTATATAATGGCCGCGGTTGTGGATTACTGTATGGCTCGAAATATCGACAAAGAGATGTTCTGGAACATAATTAATCATGTTGAAGATGGAAGTGAGTTTTTAACTGCAATGGAAGCACAATCGAATCTAATGGACATTGTAGAGAATCATAATATTATGCGAAAATATCATGGAGATAAAAGTGAGCCACTTTGAAGAAATAACAGATCTTCCTAAATTTCCTAATCTTTTAAAATGCTTAACTCCTGAAATGATTAAGTGTTTAGACCGCCATGGACAAATAGGATTAACTACTATTCCTGGATTTGAGCATGATTATACCCTTGCCACTGGTAGTCTTTTAAAAGACTGGTCTAATAAAAAGATAATAAAAGAAGACGGTATTGTTAAGATAGAAGTGCCAAATAAAAAAATAAGATTACACGAAAAAGACTTTACAATTCTTTGTAATATTTTTAAAGGCACCGTTTTTGAAGAAATCTATAATACTTTAAATGAAAGATATATTTTAGGTAGGGTTAGGATATTTAAATCGGAACCTAAAACTTGTCTAACTTGGCATGTGGATGAAGGTATGCCTAGATTACATTATCCGATAAAAACCCAAGAAGGGTGTTTCATGGTAATAGAAGACGAGGTAAAACACCTCGAGTTAGATAAATGGTGGATGGCAGATACTACAAAACACCATACGGCATTTAATTCTAGTAGAGAAACCAGATTGCATTTAGTAGCTGTCATAGGGGGTATACGGTAGTTCCAACCTGTGATAGAATAAACGCAATCATGGAGGTACTATGTCTTTTTACACCAATGTCGCTCGCTTTGGCAACCAAATCCTTTATCGTGGATACACCGATAACGGTACACCGATCACACAAAAATATAAGTTCTGTCCTACTCTTTTTGTCCCCAACAACAGTGGCAAAGAGTCTGAGTGGACTACCATGGAAGGTCAATCCGTAGCACCGGTGC